GGTGAAGGTGTACGAGGGCTATGTCGGCCAGACGCTCGCGCAAATGAGCGTGCGGTTGTATTTCGTCTCGGGCATCTCAAAGCAAAACTCCGATGGCGAAATCACGATGGAGTGCAAGGACGTGCTGGCCCGCATCGAGGAGCGGCAGGCACAGGCACCTACGCTTTCGCCGGGCACGCTTTATGCTGCGATCAACAGCAGCGTGACGACCTTCGAAGTGGCCAATGCGGTTGAGGCGGATTATCCCGCCACTGGCACGCTGCGCATCGGTGACGAACTGATGACCTACACCAGCCGCGCGACGTCAACAAACGGCATCGAGTTTACTGGGGTTACGCGGGGCACTGACAACACGACAGCGGCCAACCATAACGTTGATGCAGCGGTGCAGGAGTGCGTGAGATACACCGACGCGACAGTGACGGATGTTCTGGTTGATCTTCTGGAAACGCGCGGCGGCATTCCTGCGGCGTTTATGACGGACCTCAAGACAGGCGGCAGCAGCTTTAACGAGATCGTTTCGTTTTTGTCCTCGATCCGCCTCAATCGCGTACTGACAGAGCCGTATGCCATTTCGCAACTCGTGGCCGATCTGGCCGAGCAGTTGCAGTTCATCATCTGGTGGGAAGAAACCGAGCAGCTAATCAAGGCGCGCGTCATCAAGGGCTACGAGGAAGAACCCGACACGCTCACCGAGGAATACCACATCATCAGCGGCAGCTTTTCCATGAACGATCTGCCGCGCCAGCGCGCATCGCAGGTCTGGATTTACTACCTGCAACGGGACTACACCGAAAGCGACACCGAGCCTAACAACTATCAAGAGCAGTATGTCATCGCCAATCTTGAGAGCGAGACCGAGGAACTATACGGCACGCCGTCAATCCGCACGATCTTCGGAAGCTGGATCAGCCAATCCATCGCGGCGACGAATACGGCCACGCGCATTTCGCGGCGGTATAACGAATTGCCAACGCAGGCGAAGTTTCGCGTGGACATCAAAGACGGCGAATATCAGGTGGGCGATACGTTCCAGATTTCGCACCACCTCGATGTTGACGAGTTCGGCCAGCGCCGTTTGCGCATCTGGATGGTCAGCAGTCGCGAAGAAGTGGTGCCGAACGAGATTGTGGAGTATGTTTGCGAGGATACGACGCTCTACGGGCGCATCTATTATGTCATGGCGGCTGGCAGCGGCGATTACAACCCGGCGACGGTGACGTTCAAGAGCGGTTATATTGGCGATGCAAGTGGCGTTCTGAGCGACGGCAGCAGCGCAGCGAGGATGGGATAAGATGGCGACATACACAGCAATAACGGATGCTGAGATTGATCAGGATAGCCCGATCACGCAGACGCTGATGACGAAGTATCGGGACAACCTGACTGCGGTCACTGAGGGCGCATCTGGCGCTCCGAGAATAGTTGGTTCAGCAGCAAAATACTTCGATGACTATCCAGTTCTAACCGTATCTGCGGCGGATACATATAGCGTATCTTTTGGTTTAATCCTTGAAACATTAACTACAACCACAACAAATAGCGATAATCCTCCGACTGTTGTCGCATATAGATACACAGTAGAACTTTATAGCGGAAGCATGAGATTTAAGGCAACACATGCGTCATCATCTTCTTTTGAAGTCTCAAGGCTCAGTCTGTATAAAAATGGGTCATTAGTTCAGGCATATACTACAACAAGCACATCAGGCACTGCTAGATCTGTTGATGTTTCAATCACTTCTGGGGATATTCTGGAATGGCGTCACTCAGCAACTGGTGGTGCATCTTCTGGTGTATCTAATGTCTCAGTTACTGCTGATGATGGTTATACAACAAGAAATCTTTATCTTCCATTTTCTGAGGAAACCACATCATGAAAAATCTGCGCTGGGCTAATCATGAAAAAACTGGAGTTTGTTATGAGGTTGGCAACTCTGTTGTCTATATTGATGGTGGTCCAGAATATAATGCGATCCTTTCCGGTCAATACGGGCCTATAGAAAATGAGATCGTAATTGAGACAGTGGCAACTTCCGAGGAACTAGCGGCCAATATCCGCGCCGAGCGGGATCGTCTGCTTGCTGCATCCGACTGGACGCAGGTCGCAGATGCTCCCGTCGATCAGGCTGCTTGGGCCGCCTATCGCCAAGCGCTGCGCGACATTCCCCAGCAAGAGGGCTTCCCGCACAATGTAGCGTGGCCCGTGAAACCGTGATACAGTAACTCCGCATATGCAACCCACAGGAGGCCGCAATGGCTACACTTAATGATCGGGTGTTTGACAACGGCCTGACCGTTCTGGACACCGAAGCTAACAAGATCCTGATTACCTCGCAAGAGGCAACGACCTACACTGAAGCCAACTCAACTTACGCATTAGGCAACAGCACGTCGCTGTCCATTGGCGCACCGCAGGACCGCGCTGGTGGTGGCCGTGAGGTTGTCGTGGCTGCTATCACCGATGGCTCGGTCACTGGCACTGGCACTGCAACCCACTACGCCATTGTGGACACGGCAAATAGCCGCCTGCTGGCTACGGGTTCTCTGACGGCTTCGCAGTCTGTGACCTCTGGCAACACTTTCACGCTGTCGTCTGTCGCAATCGGTATCCCTGATCCGGCCTGATAGGTTGATCTAAGACAACGACAACAGCACAGGTGAAGCATGACCAAACTCGTCAACCGCGCAAAGATGACCACGGCCAGCACTGGCACGGGAAGTCCAATCACGCTTGGGTCAGCGGTTGACGGGTATCAGACCTTCGCTGATGCTGGCGTGACTGATGGTCAGGTGGTGCGCTATGTGATCGAAGATGGCACGGACTGGGAGATCGGCACAGGCACCTACACGGCGTCTGGCACTACGCTGTCTCGCACGGTTGACGAGAGTTCCAACGCCGACGCTGCCCTGAACCTTTCGGGCAGCGCGGTGGTGTATGTGTCGGCTGCGGCTGCGCACTTTATTCCTGTTGATGCGAATGGTGACTTCGCCGCACCGGAGGAGTTCAAAGCCAAATCCTACAATGAGACCTATGCCGCTGTGTCTTCGTCGTCTGGATCGCTGACGATTGACTGCGAAACCGGCAACGTCTTTGCATTGGCTCTAAGCGAGAACGTCACCAGCACGACGTTCTCCAGCCCACCTGCCACTGGCACCGCCTATGGCTTTACGCTCAAGGTAACGCAGGACAGCACGGCTCGCACCATCACTTGGCCTGCTTCGGTTGATTGGGCCGCTGCGACTGCACCGACGCTCTCGACTGGTTCCGGCGATGTGGATGTGTTCGTGTTTCTGACGCATGACGGTGGCACCATTTGGTATGGCTTCACTGCGGGGCAAGACCTGTCATGAGTGCTAACGGTAGGAGCGTAGCGACATGAGCATTGCGAGGCTGATGCAGCAAGCGGCGGCTGGTGTGCCTACTGGCGGCGGGGACGTATGGACCGACCCTGACCTAGCTAATGCGTCGTATGATAGTGTTAGCTTTAGTGTGGTTGGGGAGGAGTTAAATCCGCAGGGTCTATTCTTTAGACCCGATGGAATAAAGATGTATGTAACTGGCGTATCATCCGATAATGTAAACGAATATGATTTAAGCACTGCTTGGGATGTATCATCGGCAAGTTACTTACAAAACTTTAGTGTTGCCTCACAGGATGGAACTCCCGTAGATTTACGATTTAAGCCCGACGGGACGAAAATGTACGTTCTCGGTTTTGGCTCAAACGTGTATGAGTACAGTCTTAGCACTGCATGGGACGTATCCACGGCGTCTTATGTTGCAGCTTTTGCTGTTTCTTCTCAAGACGGAAACTCCAGAGGTCTGTTTTTTAGTCCTAATGGAGATAAATTCTTTATGTGCGGGACGGCGAGTGATGATGTATTTCAATACAGCCTGACAACACCTTGGGATATATCGACTGCTTCCTATGATAGCGTTAATTTTGCACTTGCAACAACATTCCCAGTCTCGTTGTTTTTTAAGTCTGACGGTTCAAAGATGTATGTTTCAGACCAAACTGGTAAAGCCATCTATCAATACTCAACCGACTAAGGAGGCATCATGCTGCTAGTCAAAACCGCAAACGGACAGGTAGAGCAATTCCCATACACGCTCGGAGACCTTCGCCGTGATAACCCGCAGACCAGCTTTCCCAAGAAGATCGGTGATGCAATCCTCGCCAGCTATGGCATCTTCCATGTGATGCCTGACCCGCAGCCTGCACATGACCCTCTGGTGCAGACTGTCGTGCGGGACGCCCAGCCCCATCGTGAGACGGCGGTAGACGAGGAAACGGGTGAGACCAACGAGACCGGGCGCTGGGTGATCGGCT